GAACATGAATTTTCCTGAACGGACAGCCCTCGCAAGCTGTTCCTGCGTGTAATCCACATCCACCGTGAGTTCACCATCGTATACGCGGTTCTCGTTGGTCTTGTTAACCGCACAGGCCGCCTGAACCCCGCAGGTCCAGTACACAAGCCCCTGCTCCAGCTCTGCCGCCTTGTTCTCCACGGATATGATTCCCTCATAGTCTGCATCGGCCATCCGGTATACTACTGTTTGGAACTTCACGCCGGCCTCGTCGCGCATCCGTCTGGTATACTCTGTAAATACAGCCTTGACTGCATCATCCATGGATGGGCAGCACAATGTCTGGAATGTATAGGACTCCATCTTGGCCAAGAACTGTGCATAGTCCTCTCCGTTCACCGCTTCCCCGTTCGTCCCACCAGTAAATGGGATTCCAGCCGTTGCTACCAGAGTTGCATCCTTTTTGAACACAACGTACAGATTATCCTTGAGCTCTGATGCCGCTGCCACGGTCTGTCGGTCCACCTCCTTTTTATCAAGTATGGTTTTCACATCAAACTTCGTGCTGTCGTCCACATTGGCGCTGATGACCAGCATCAGGTCCTTGCCTCGTACACCACTGTATTTCGCCTGTCCATAATCACAAGCAGCCTTAACTCCTCCATTGAGCCGGTAAAAGATACCTTTCATCAGGTTCCTGAATAACTCCCTGACCTGCCACATCTGCGGCGCATCTGCCGGATACCCGAATATCTCCTGGCACCGCTCCTGGTAATCCTGGGCTGTCACAATGAAAGCCTCCTTTTCCGGCCCCCAGCCAAACTCCAGAGGGATTGCCGCCGTCCCACGGTCTGATAGTACCGCCACACTGCTGGCTGCACTCACAAAATTGATATAAGCCCCAGGAAGTATTTTATTCTGAATCGTAAAGCTTCCGCCTCCTAACATTTATTTCACCTTTCCTTTCATAAATTTATCTATTACCGCATCCACTTCTTTCAATGAATACTTCCTGCCATCTTCCAGCAGGGCACTCACCAGGTCCTTCTTTCCCTGGTAGCACTCCGCCTCCAGCAGTTCCTGTTTTAAAAATGTTGCTTCTCCCTGTTTTGTTTCTTTCAATTCCCAAACCTCCTTAACTGTGTGTTGGCCTCCAGCCCCTCCATTGACGCCTCCTGTGGCTCCGGTTTCATGACGAACATATTGTAACTGACAAAGAAGGTGAGCACGCCATCCTCTGTCCTGTGACTGCGGCCGGTCCCCCGCAGCAGGCTGCCATCCTCTAATGTGATATACTCCAGCCCGTCCATGAGGATGTCCGCCGTCCGGTTCATTTCACGAGAGGGCTGGGGGGGATCGCCAGGAAGGTACTGGATACACATAGCCGTCTCACGATAGTATCTCTGACCAATCATCGGCTTTTCAGACGGCTCCAGAAACTGCACAAAAAAACAAGGCTCCTTAAGGCCCTGTTCTACCGCATCTGTGTAAATTTCATAACCATCGCCAAACAGTTCATTCAGCCGCCTGGTGACAGCATCCATGATATCATTAAGCATCGAACACCTCCCGAAGTTTTGCTTCCAGCTTTTTCTCTATCAGCTTCGGCGCCAGGTCGTTGATTTCTTTTTCCGATATGGTAAGCATGAACTTTCCCGGGACCCAGGCCTTTTTTGCACTTACGCCTAAGGCTGGGATATAGCGCCCAGGTGTCTGCCGATGACCATATTCCACATAGGACGCATATTCGGTCGGGTTGATAATTTCAATCTGGTAGTTATCCCCTATCCTCTGGATGTCACCCACCGTCCAGCCGCGCCTTAACGTCCCGCCCTGATATCCGGCCCAGTATTTTTGCTTTATAGCGCCGTTCTTTGACAGGAAGGTCTTTGTCTTGCCATCAGACCCCTTTACCTTTACTGTCTTCGGTCCATCCAGTTTAGGAGCCTTGCCTACCGGTGTTCTCTGCGTAACTTTCCTCAGCAGGCGGGAGGCTAATTCCTGGATGCATTCCCGGTTGAAAGCATCCCTCTCCTGCTCCAGACGTTCTATCTGCTTTTGCAGCTTCTTTATTTCCCGAAAATCAAAACTTCCGCCCTTTGCCATTACGCATACTCCTTCCATAATTCCAGCAGAATTTCCTGGTGAGAAGAGTATACCGCAGCCTTACCACTCTGGGCATAACTCTCGGTCCGCCCCTGCTGGGTGACCTCAATCCGGCTGCCCGGGGGAACCACAAGCTCTGGTGCCAGAAACAATTTGATGGTCTGCGCCACACATGTAACCGTATCACTGCCGGCCGCCAGCGCCGTGCTGGAGTAAGACAGATGGCAGGCTATACCATCCTGTACAAGGGTCTCCTCCTGCCTCGTCACCTTCGTCACAGGGTCCCTTACAGGCTGCATACCATAAATCCTGCATGTTCCATCGTAAGTGGCCTCTATGGCCTTCCTGTGCATCCTCTGTGCCTGTTTGATTGTCTCACTTACCATTCTACCACCCCAGCTTCCTGTACCGGTTAAGCTGCCCCTGGTAATCCTTCAGGATACCGCCTGATAGGGCATCCGCCGCACTTGTAAAGCTGGTGGATGTGTCCCCTTCCGATATGGATGAAACCCGGGCCGGCGCCTCCCCATCCCCGGGACGCTCATACCGGTACAGGTCTATTGCCATCCGGTATGATGTGCTGGTCAAGCCTGCCGGAACTGCTTTTAAGTTGCAGTAGTTCCGGATAGTCTCATCCACATCCTCCATAAGGAACTGCAGAGCGATATTCTGTGTTGTATCGCCTTCAGGTATCCCCAATAACGCCTTCAGCTTCATTAGGTCCATGGCCCCTCCTTACGAAATGGTAGCAATAAATACCTGGTCTGCATACGGAAATGAAGGCATGGCCGTGGCAACAGCCTTAATCCACCGGCCGACAGGGTCTACCGTGTCATATTGTACCACCACGATATTCCCCACAGCAGACACATCCACATCCGGATTCTTACGGAGCTCCAGCTCCTCGGCCGTAAGGCCATAGAATGTATCCCCTAGTTTCCCATCCGGCATCATAATGAATGCTGATTCCGGAAGGAAGCGCGCGGACGAATATTTCCCCTTTGCATCCTGCTGGCGGTACTGTTTGTCATAAATGGCAATCTGCGGCAGGCTCTGCTGGGCCAGGAAAGCATTCAGCTCCGCCCTGGTAAGCACCCGGTCACTGTTCACACCGTAGATTGCAGCGCGTATCCTGTGGTCCCGTAAAATGCGGTTCAGATTGGTCTTGGATGTCAATGCCCGTGTTGGTGTGAACCCGGTGTCTTTTACAATCCGGTCCACAAAGGCATCCATATCCTCCAGGATAGTGGGGTCACCGCTCCCCCATGTCTTATCAGCCTTATGCGTGCTCGGGATTCCATAATCAATGCTTGCCTTGAAGCCGTTCTCATTGATGGAAAGCTTTCCTGTGGACAGGGCTTCCATTCTCAGACACTCGACCCTGGTTTTCACTCCCGCCACCAGGTTATCCACGTCACTGTAAATCTTCCGGACCATCTCCGCCTCTTCCTGGTCATTCCTGGGACTTTCAAGGGCAATAATTTCCTTCTCGCCCAGGCGGATTTTCCTCTTGATGAGGGCCAGGTCCTGCATGCTGTAATCAGCGCCTTCTCTGGAGCCCAGTTCTGTCTCCGTATCAAACGCATGAATATGGGCAGATACAGGAAGGTCGGACGCACCCTTAATCATCTTAATTTCCATTGCTTCGGTCTTACGTTCCGGAAAGAGCAACTCACCCATATAGGCTTCGGTCTGCCTTTCTTTCGTATAATCAATCAGCTCCTGTGGTGTTAATAATTCTTCTACTCTTGGCATGTCTTAATCCTCCTTATACTGTGGGTGTGGCGGCCTTGACCTTCAGGCTTCCATCTACAAAAAATTTAATAAATGGCATCTTTTCCACCATCTGGTCCACGGCATCAACCAGGTATTCCCCCTGCAGCCGCTCCGTGTTGACGGAACCGGCAATCATCAGGGCCCCAGCCTGCTGTCCGTATGTGACCTCAGTGGTTGCGAAAAGAATGCCAACGGGTTCCGTGGAAAATGTGTACGTATAAGCCCCGGAGCTCCCGCTGCGCGTAACCTTTACCACCTTTCCGTCCTTGTCCAGCAGGCTGCCTGCCAGAACAAATTTCTTCCCCTCGGTGTCCGCTGTCACCCCGGTGTCCAGTACCGTACAGGTGATGTTCTCATAATGCTCATTCCGCAGGAACTCCGGAGAATTATCGTACGTCTTCTTTACTAAATACATGTCATTTCCTCTCTTTCTCTATTTTGTTGCCCATGCATCCGCATAGGGGTTTTTTGAGGTTTCTTTGTTCAGACTCTCCGCCACTGTCTTGGCCCAGCCACCCTCTGATGTCTCGCCGGCCTTGGGTTTATAACCGGTTTTTCCGCTTCCCTGCCTGGCGGCCGCAGGAGTAGAATCCTTGAACAGGAATGCCTTACCTTCCTTCAGTGCCTTCACCTGTTCTTCAAGGCCAGTGACTTTCCCGTCGTCCCCCAGGAGCAGCTTGCTTTTATCAACAAGTCCGGACACAAGGTCAGCGTCATGGGCGGAGTCACCGATTGCAAGTTTGATGGCGGTAGTCAGCTTCAGTTCCTTCATATCCGCCTCATATTTCTCTTTGGCAGCCTTATTCTCTGCCTGCAGGTCCGTAATCTGTTTCTGGAGCTCCTCGCTGCTGCCACTGGCCTTCTTCAGTTCCTCCAATTGTTTGTCCCTGGTCTTGATGTCTTTCTCCAGTTGGACCTTTGTGGCGTTGAGGGCCTCCAGGTCCGTTTTAGGGACGTAGCCCTCCAACTCCTTCTTTGATTCCTGCTCCGCTTTGGATGCCAGCTCCTCGCTGATGCCCAGAGCGACAAAATCTTCTTTTTTCATAGTCTCTTCCTTTCTTTTGGACGTAAAAATAACACCCGGGATAGTCCCGCGTGCTCATTTAAACTTAGTTATTTCAATTATCGCGACAAAATAAAATACCACCGGCCCTTTGCTGACTGGTGGTACTAATACCACATGACTAATTTCTCATCTGGCATATTCTTTTCCCTTGATAATTTTAACAACTCGATTTGTGCGTGGTTAACATGATTTCTACACCACTCATATCCCTCTGGCAGGCTGTATTCACGAAGATTACCGGAAGCTATGTCAACTACCACATGCCCTTTTTGCTTACTATCTTCCGGAATAATGTCACATTCTATGACACGGTTATTCCTTTTTATATTTTTTAATTTTAGCATAGAATTTACTCGCCTCCTTGCTGTAATTATATTCCGCTGATGTCAGTCTATGTGCTTCATCCTGACTGTATCCTTGGCCTATTAATTCCTTTTCCTTAATCTCATGCTTTAGGAGCGTCAGATCGTGCGACTCCGGTTTTCCATCAATCAGTCTTCTCCACGATTCGGCCATCATATAATCGGGCGCGAAATATTCTGGTTCTGGGCCGCCCAGGTCATGCTTATCCAAGAAAATAAAGTTCTTAATCTCCTGAATCTGCTCCTCTGAATAACCTGTTGATTTTGCGATTTTAGGAACATCGGTTTTCATACTCCGTACAAGCCCGTAGTATCTTTCTGCATGATCTTTCGCAGCATTTCCATTCGGATTCCTCGCCCCGCTTACTGCTCCTGACTTCATTATATCAGGTTCTATCTGCATTTCAACAACAAACCGCTTTTCCCACTCCCGGTACTTCATGTCCGCCGGAACATAATATGTCTTTCCGTCCCCATCCCTAGCAGCCCGTTCCTCGTCGTTCGTGAACTCATCATCAAAATACGGCACCGTGGTGGACCTGCAATTGGGGTGAAAAGGCGGTGCTGTAATGCCCACCTTGTAATCCTTCATGTCAAAGACCTTACCGTCCATATCCATGCATATTTCAGAGGTTTGGCCGTCCAGCGTGGCCAGAATCTCATACTTCTCCACTCCCAGTTCCTTCAAGCAGTCCTTTTGAGCCGCCGATGAGATGGCCGCGGATTCAGTCATGATGAGGCGCCCGGCCTGACTCCGACTGACCTCCATGGTCTTTGACAGGCTGTCTACGGCTTTCTGAGGAGACTCACCACGGATGATGTTCTGCGTCAGCTCGGTATGCAGGTTCCTGACTAATTTATCCTTATTTGTCCAGATACGGCTCGAGAAGTCCTCCCCATCCTGCGCCCATGGCCTTTTGATGACAGCTTCTATCTTCCTGTCATCCAGCCGGGCCAGATTGGTTCCTGCCCCGGTCCCTTTCGCCACCTCAAAAGCGGTTCGGTAATACTGCTCCCCATAAGCCTTATGCAGGTAATCCGTCATACCCCCCTCGAACTCCGTTGATAACAGCTCTGCATGCTGCTGCATCTGGAGCTTCATTGCCTCCAGGTAGGATATATGGTGACGAGCGGATGCATTCTCCAGTTCCTTCATCCAGCGCTGGTCAACTGCATTTTCCTCTCCGGCTTTTATGTAATCCTCGACCGTCCACTTGAACTCCTCCAACTCATTCTTCTTAAGCAGCTTCTTGGCACCCGCATAACTGATGTCATTGTTGTCTGCCAGGCGCTGGTACCACCGACCAATGTCCATCTGGATACTGTTGGTGGCTCTTATGTACTGGCGCTGGACATCCTTGTAATAGGCTGCGCTGCGCTGGTACTGGTCATCCTCCAGGGAAGCCATGCGTTTTCCCCAATAGTCTGTATTTTTAGCCGTGGAGCACACCTCCTCTCATTGCTTTTCATTTTCTTCTGGTCTATAATATCTTTATCAGGGCTACCCAAACACTAAAGAACGAGGACTTTACGCCAATTCTGACGAAAAGTACGGAGTAAGAAAAGGAGGTTTCTATGCGCCTAAATTCGGACTGTATCCGCAATATTTTAATTACAGTTGAATCAATAGAATATGATACCGCTTATTCAATGTCCGAATTTTGTAACAAACTTCCTAACTATTCAGAGGACGAGTTGAACTACCATTGCCTCCAGCTCATCGATGCAGGATTTCTTAATGCCACAGCAATAAATATAATGGGACACACAACACCGCGGGTATGGAAAATCTTTGACTTAACCTATCCAGGCCACCAGTTTTTAGCTGATATACGTTCTGATACTACATGGAATAAAACCAAGGTTATTGCCAAATCCGTTGGTTCTGAGTCTTTACATGCATTAAAAGAGATCGCTGTTGGTGTAGTCACCTCTGCAATACAGAGCCAACTTGGTCTACATTAACCAACATCGTCACCGTCAACTTCGCTGGCTCATTTGACCCGGCGGAGTTTTCTAATTTGTAATCTGTCACATTATTAACTTCTATCCCATCCAGGAAAATCTGCTCCTTCTCATTAATACAGACTGATTTAAGTCTCATCCCCTTCACCGCCTTCCTCTTCCTCCTGTTTTCCCTGCTGCTTGAATGCCTGCTGGTACAAATCTACCTTCTGCGCATTTTCATCTTCTTCCCTCTTCAGCTGCTTTTCTTCCTCCTCTGCATTTTCCACCCATGGATGATTCTTAAGAATGGTCTTATGGGAGATGACGCCCGTGCTTTTTGTAGCGATGTCAGCCAGTTCCGATTCACTCCGGATAGCCGTCCTGGTCCATGTCTGCGTTATCTGCTTACACTCGGCCCCCAGATGATGACATATGGCCCGTACCAACCGGCCAAACCCCAGCTTAAACTCCGTCTCCATCAGGCCCGCCTTCAGCTCCAGAAGGGAGTACAGGTATTTCAGCGCTTCCCCGGAGGTATTTCCAAACTTCTGCGGATCCGGATCCACACCCATTCCCTGTTCAAAGATTGCTTTCCTGGTAATCTCCAGAAATTTCTCTCTGGCCTCTATCGGAATACTGATAGTCAAGGCCTCCACACCTCCGCTCCCTCCAGCGCCGTCAGTCTCCACCTTAATTGCCTTGTATTCTTTCAGTTCCGCAATGAAAGACTTAAGGTCCTGGCCCCCATAGTTAGTCAGTATAAATATGATTTCCTGCGTGTCCTCGAGGTCATTTAAAAAGCCGCTGAATACCTTGTCATAGGCATCTGACAGCAGCTTTATATTGGTTAAATCATCTGTGGGAATATTATTGTTATAAAATGGGATGAATGGCACCTCTCCAAAACCATGCTCAAACACATTCGTCTGCTCCACACTCTCATCCGGGGAGCCGGTCAGCTCATACACGTTATACGACTCCAACCCTGTTTCAGAAATGGAACTGCTTTTCTTTTTATACACATAGCATTTTTCTGCCGTCCAATACTCCCACACATAGATGGCCTTACCGTCAATAACATCCCTGGTTTTATAGTTCCGCAGCACGGCATCCAGCTGGCGGTCCAAGTCCGCGGAATAGACTGGGATAATCTGCTTTGGGTCAATAACCCCGTACTTCCATTGCCCATCATCATCCTTCCAGTAGTGCAGCCACGCCACCTTGCAGTTTGAGGCCTTTATGCATAAGTCCTTGCATACCTTGGCGTATTTATCCCCCAGCAGGTCTGCTATCTGCCTATTCGCCTTTTCATTTCCTACATCAAACAGCGGCGGCGCTGAAAACATATAAGCAGCCTTCTGGTTGACCAGCAGGCCGTGAAAGTTCCGCGGTATCCGGTTATCCGCATTTCTCAGCGGGTCATTGTCCCGGTTCTTCCCTATACCAAAAAGAATATCATTCTTATTCTCATAATACCGTTCTGCCGCCTTGGACTCCCGGACAAAACGTCGGTGCCCTGCGGAATAGCTCTTTATTAGTTCCTTTACAATATCAATCGTCATGGCCTGTGGCATCTCACCACCTCCTTTACTTTAAGACCGATATGCTGCCTCCTTTGAGGTCTGATACCTCGTAATCATCCAGTCCATACCAGATAGCGGATAGTGTATGGGGGTCAATATTGAATTCATCCTCAATGATTTCCCCATCCTTATCCACGGCAAATGTCAATTCCTTCAGCTCATTGATGATGTTCTGACATCGGTCTGAGCATACAATACTCCTGAACCGCTTGACCTTTTTGGTGTACACCTCCCGGGACCCCTGGAACTTCTTGCAGGGCTTCATCCGGAATCCCTGTTGTTTGTAATATCGGATTGCCTTTGGTTCTGCGCAGTCAGCCTTTATAAGTATGCCCTTCCATTTCTCTATGTCTCGCGCAATCTCCGGGTCTGTCTTATCTCTGGAATAATATTCGTCATACAGATAAAGAATTTTATTATCGTGGTCTATCATCATTCGTACCACAGCATTGTAGGAGGTCACGAAACCAAAGTCCATTCCGTTCTTTTCAATCGGATTGGTAATCCCCTTCATGCATTCAGCAATTTCTCTTTCGGTACGTACTTCAAACTGCGGGAACACCAGCCTTCCGTTAATACCAAAGCGCCCTTTCCTGGCCACCCGGTACAAGTCTGGATCATGCTGCTGCAACTCGTCCAGCTGCTCGATGTAATCCGCCGGTACAAAGTAGTTGTCATCCACAGTGCTGTGGTGATAGTACGTGTTGCCGACCACCATTATTCGGTTCTGATACAGTTCCTCATCATCCAACACCTTGTAGCCGGCTGCCTTGTCCTGAAAAAAATACTTGTAAACCCAGTTGCTTTTGCTCACAGGGTTTGTGGACAGAATAATGTGATTGCTGAGGGTCGGATGACGGAGACGTCCCAGAATCTCCTTGAATCCCGCATACTTGACTTCGGAACACTCCTCTATCCAGACGATACTGACACCATTCAGGGATTTCAGCTTTGCCGGCTTATCCATGCCTTTGAAGATGATGCGGCTGCCGTTCCTGAAGCGCACCTGCATCGGGGACGTGGTAAACGTGATATAGTCTGTCACCTCCATGGCTTCGGCCACTTCCATCAGAAGGTCATAGCAGGAATCCCGGATGGTATCGAATACCTCGCGGACCACCAGGGCCTTGCGTTTCTCCTCCAGCAGCTTCTTAATCAGCTTCACGGCAATATGGTAGCTCTTAGAACTGCCATAACCGCCAACAGTCAGATATATCTTATGGTCCCAGTCATGGACAAAATCAAAGAAATGGTCATTCAGAGAAAATTCTACCTGCTTGGTCTCAGCAATCTTAACTTCCATACTTTTCACCCGCTTTCTTGAATGTTATCTGGATCGGCTTTTCTTCGTCCTTCTCAACCTGGGACTTCAGAACTGCAATCCGCGCCTTCTGCTCCTCACTGGCCAGCTCCCAGTTTTTATGTAGCAGCTCATCATACTGTTTGATAAGACCCTCCAGCGTTTTCTGGGCTCTGGCCTGCGCCTGCAGGAAATTGCCATGCTTATCCCAGGCCTGCTGTACCTCCCAGCGCTCCTCCGTGACCGTCTCCCCATCCTTATGGCCCACCTTCTCAATGGTCTTATCATCCCGGTCCCTCACATACATGATGGACTGCGCCCGGATGATTGCAGCATAAGCTATCTGCACCTGGTCCCATAGGATGTCCAGCGGGTCCGTAGGCATCTCCTGGATAATGGAAACGGTCTCCTCAGGCAAGTACTTGCTAAAGAAACCGTATTTTTCTGCGTTCTTATTCTGTTTTGGAGCCCCATGGCCAACAGCATTTTGATTACCCGCAGGAGCTCCTTTATGATTAGTAACGTTACCTTTCGCATTTGGTAACGTTACTTTATCCCACTTGTCTTGATTTTTCCATTTACGAATCTGTTCTTCTGATACCTGCAACTCAGCAGCTATGTCTTTCAACTGGCGTTTCCGTCCACTGTCCAGCCATAGCTGCAGCGCTTTGTCCCTGTTAGGGCTCCTGGGTCTTGGCATAATCACCACCTCTTGTCATGGCATAATAAAAGCACCTGCAGGTATCCGCAGATGCAAAAACTTATAAATGTACATATTTTGCTTGGCATATACGTACGTATATGCTATAATTAAATCATAGAAAGGAGGTGAACACATGAAAGACTTACCAAAGAAAATCAAAAAGCTCAACAAGTTGTGCGACCAACTCATTGAGCTACTGGTAAAAGCATACATCATCCTACTGGTGATTGAAGCACTTACCAAAATCGTTTAGGGATTGGGGCGCGAGCCCCTTTCCTTCCAACAATATTATACCACAAGTCTTTCATGATAACAATGCTCAAAAAGAAGCCAATATTAGGCAGTATCCTTTTAGCATCAAAACTGCTGGTAATTATAATACTTTTGTATTTAATAATCAGCAGTACCATCCAATTTATCAAATATTAGGAGGCCCCACATGTCTGAAGATAAGAAATATACATCTCAGCAAAAGCATCTACGCACTAAGTATGTCCGTTTTCCTCTTGACTTGAAACCAGAGGTCCTGGATGCATTCAAGGCCAAATGCGACATAATGGGAACTACTCCCACAACTGAAATAAAAAAATTCATAAACAACTTTATTTCGGAGGATGAGGCGGCCGATTAGGCTGCCTTTTCTTTGTTTGTTTTGGGGGATGGAAAGAGCCGCCCGGAGGTGGCCCCTATGCACATCTTCTACTTTTCATTAAAATGTTCCTTATACATATCAAGCAATTCCTCTTTATGCTTCGTACTTAAATCCACTTCTTCTTTTACAATTCTTTTATATTCGTTCACACCGTCCGCTCCAATATGTTTTAAACAAACACTTTCTAACGCCGTTAATCTATATGCATTATAAATTTGTTTTAGACTATTTGACTCACCAGTTTCCTCGTCACTGTTAACAATGAAGAAAATTTCCAAACAGTTTCCAATTAATTTTACTGAATAAAATAAAATGAAAATCACAAGATATGCAAAAATAAAAGCCACGAAAAGAACTACTCCTATATTGTAATATAAATCACTCAATGAGAACATATAGGCAAATAAGAGTCCTAAAATTGTAAAAGCTATCACGATACCCAACAGATAAAAACTCAATAATATTTTTTCCAATCTCTCTCTTTTATTAACTTTTGATATCTTTTGTACAACCTTTTGTGATATTACACCTGTTAAAATCGCCAATCCTGATACTGTAAAACCCAAAAAACCAATAAGTGCAATCGAAATATCTTTTGTTATTGTAACAAACATATTATTAATACTACTAATCTCACTGTTTTTTATCATTACATAAAGAATGACGCAAAACAAAAATGCCCCGTAAAATGCAATATTACATTCTAGCGAACTTCTATCGAAACAGTCACCTATTTTTCTATATTTTTTAATTTTTTCAAATGATGTATCTTTAATCATGTATTATTCCTCGAATTAGTTTTCCAACAAACCCAATTATAAAACTTCGAGCTTCTTCATTATATTCATATTTTCCCAAATTTTCATCCACTACCTTTGTGTAAGCCGCATCCTGGTTAGAACTTACAATTTGTCTTCTTCCCGCTTGATTTGTACCATATGTTGTAATATCCCCATACCCCCTAGATACAGCTTTAAATATATCTTGCATATATTTTGATTCCATTTTTAAAGAGCTTTCACAATTATCAACCGACATCTCTACACGCATTTTATTTGCATTGGTATTTTTACAATCCTGGATATACTGTAATGAATTTCTAAACTCTATCAAATCCTCCTCATTTGAATTCGGAGGAATGAGTGTTGCTTTAATGGTCTGAATGCTCTTTAAATTTTTGATTTTCTCTTGCAAAACAGCGTTATCCTTTTGCAAAAATATTTCAAATCTATAACCCTTACTGTTTTGATTAAGCAAAAAATTAAATGCGGTAGTAAACTGGTTATAGCCAAAAGACTGCCTTTCAGAAAATGCTATCAACTCATTTTTAACATCAAAATAGAAATAGATGCTAACATTCTCTTCGTTATATGTTGGCTCCAATCTACCAGAGTCAGCTATACGTTCTGTTGGCTTTCTAAAGTTCCTAACCATCTTTCCAGTAATTAATAAATCGTCTGACTTTTCTAATTCCTTTAATTGGTAAGTGGATGCCTGACGAAATTTTTTTACATTTCCCATTGAATCACGATATTTTGAATTGGATGTTGAGCTATATTTTTTTTGTTCATCTAATTCATCATAAATTAATTTCAAAACATCATCAATACGCAGTTTACTATCATATACATCAAAAATACCAGATGTTAAATTGATTTTTGCTAAATACATTATCGACATATTTATTTCTCCTCGTTTCGACGTTTTTCTTAATTATACCACACGCCGAATGGAAAGAATATACAAATATCCCCCTCCCGATTTTACAAATCTTACAAAAACACATCCATATCTTCTCTTCGTAACCAAAGTATAGAACATATGTTCGATAAAGTCAAGGGTAAAAATAAAAGGACACCCTATTTCTAGGATGCCCTAATTGTATCTGGAAAACGTCATGGGGGATAAAACCAGATACCTCACCGCTTGTGTACCCTGCGGCATTGTCCCGTAATGTACAGGTCTGTCTTATGAGGGATTACACAATACCGGTTAGTCAGCCACCAGGGTGTGATACCTGGCGGCCGTTGCTTAAATGTGGGAGGATGCTTCCGCCCTCTGGCTTCCGCATGATAGCATATTAGCACTTTTCATCCCAACATGAACCGACATTTTCAATTTTCCTCAAAAAATCTTTTATTTCGCTGCCAACAGCTGTCCTCCGTAAACTTAACCCGCCTCTTTGGGAACATCCGGTTCATGGCCTGTGCCACCTTCCACCAAGGCAGGCCATCTATGTAATACAGACGGAACATGGTCCGCACCTCGCTCTTTGGTATGCCCTGTATATATTCCTCCGCCTGGCAGGTCAGCTCCAGCAGTTCCGCCTCCTTACGCGCCAGAAGCTGCCTGTACCGCTCCCTCAGCCGCTGCTTCCGATAATGCTCCGGCACGGGGTATCCCGTGACCTTAATGCTTCCTATCGTCCCATCCCGCCTTGTCCCCTTCACCGTATCTGATACCTGGTGCGGCTCCTCCAGGAACCTGTCCAGCTTCTGAATCCGTCGCCTTATGTCCTTTATCTCCTCTTTCATCTCGCAATACTGTATCAGCACCTCCTTGTCCATCGGCATCACCTCCTCTTCCGCTTATCCCTAGATACCACAATCGGTATTCTGCCCAAATCGTACCCGCATCCCTTCAATACTTGCGTCACCCTGTTCCACTCATCGGCTAGCTCTGACGCGTTCCTGTCCTCCACCCTCGCAAAGGTATATCGCTTTTGGTACAGGATACCCACATCACTGTAATGCTCTATCTGCTGCCGGTGCCGGATGCCCAGCATTACCATCAGCTCCGCTGCTCTGTACCGGCCGTCATAATGGCCACAATCATACAGGTCATAGTACACAGGTCTTGATGCCACGTACAATCACTCCCTTGGACGGCCGGCGCAGCTCCGGGACCGGGCACAGGCTGGTGTACATATAGGCCGGTGCCGTTTGGATGCGCTCCTTGATGGCCTCGTCGGCCTGGGCGGCCAGGGCCTTGCTGCGGTCGATGCGGCTGACCTTGGACTGCTTACTGCCTTTCTTTCTCATAGACACCACTGCCTCATTACATCTGTTACCACCTTTAGGAGCTGTACTGCAAGATTCAGTCCTATATAAAATCCTGCTCCTACGATGATGCCAAAGCTGTACCATTCAAGTACCTTTTTAATACACTCCTTGCACATCTCCTGATTCTCCTTTCGTATCAAAGTTTCAGTTTGGTTCATCATGATATTTCAATGCCTGGCCGCAAGTTGGACAGAAATAATCATCATCCTCAACCACATCTGAATCACATACCGGACAGAGGCACTCTGCTTCATCACCAGCTGAATAATATGATTGATATGCTGGTGTCCACACCACCATTCTCGGCTCGCTTTTGTCTTTTAAATACTGGACTTCTCCTGGCTCCAGGCCGGTATCCTCATAGGCTTTCAATCTCTCAATTAATTCGCGGTATGGATTACCTTTCATGATAATTGCGGGCAATCCAGTATCACTTGTGGAATAAGCCAACAGTCTGCCTTGGTCATCAACCTTCGTTAATCGTTCCATTTTTACCTCCTTCTGAAAATTTTAAAGTTGGCGGCGGCCGGAGTCGAACCGGCACCCTCTTACTTTCCACCATGGTCTGTCCGGGGAGTTGAACCCCGCCCTGTGTACCACACACCGCCACTAAATGTTAATTTAGTTCTCTCTTCTGTTCCAAGCATCTATACTTTCTTTTTTATCCATATCCGTTGCAGTTCCATCAGCAAGCACTTTTGCAAAACTCACTCCTGCACCGCAGTTATCACAGCAAAACATATAAAAACCATCTTCATCAAGTTTTACTTCTTTGCCACAAAATGGACATACCTCCAATTCTTCCATCTTTGTTCCTTTCTCTCAGTGATTTGTCAAATAACGATTATGATATCACATTCCTATTACGCTCTCCCGGCATGCATCCAAAGTGTATGTGAAGCTCCGTTCGCCGCCTTGTCTTGATATACACATGATCCCCGCTTATCTCCTGTCCGCACTGGCTGCAGATATAGACTGGAGATTTCGGTTGCTTTTTTTCTTTTGCCTTAATAGCCATGATGCTCCTTCCCGTACTTCTCTCGTTCCCTGGCCTCCAGCTCATCCATGAACCAGTTGACAATTGGCGCTGCCACTGATTCCTCTTCCATGGTTGGGACAGGGCCTTCCCACTTCCTGACCAAGCGGGTACCATGCCTCAGCTTGATGATATGGGCCTCGCTCTGCAGGATATCCCACTCCACTGAGCCCCTTAATGGAACGTTATCACGCCACTTCATCCAAAATAGATTATAAGTTTCATTAAATATGCTTGATATTTCCTTATTTGTCATACAATTCACCTTGAGTAACCTTTTTTATGGTTCCCGTAACCATCTGTTTCGCCTCATTGGATACCGCTCAAACCCGCATAGAATAAGGCTTTATGGACTACAGTAACCAAAGTAACCATATTTTTTAGGTTCCCTTACGCGCGAGGCATTTTTATATCAACATGTGCATAAAATATTTTTTCTGTATATAGGTGAGTGTTTTGGATGGTTACTTGGTTACCCGGCCCCAAAAAGCCCGCGAACCCTCTTAGAATCTAGTTTTCTGCGGTAACCATGCCTTGGTTACTCCCTTGCTTCCAATCAGTTAAATGGCAGCCTTTCCTGGCTGTCATCCTCTATTTTCACAAATCCATTCCTGTCCGTGTTGTCATTTAACTTGAGAAAAATGCACCGTATCTTATTCCCATTGAAGCTCTTCACCTTGTCCATCCGTTTCCCGCTCCCTTCCACCTGGATAATGCCCTTCCGGTTCGCCCAGGACAGGAAAGATGTACGCGAAAACCCGCCTTCCTTGCACAAAGCCGTAAAGGCCGTGGCGTAGATGATGGCATATCCATTCTCAATCGCGCCCCACTTTTCCACGTTCTCCACCTTGTCATCAAACCTGGCCGGATTCATGGCCACCTTGTCCAGGACGAACTGGTAACATCTCTCATTATCAGAAAGCTCATTGCGGTCTATCAAGACCTCCTTGGCCTCCTCCAGGCTTATGTACTGGGCATCCTTAAATAGATAATCCGTTGCCAGTTTGTCGGCTGTCAGGATGATAGACAGGGACAGGCTCTGCTTCTGCATCTTCTCATCATCAGCCAGTAGTTCCATAAATCCTTGCTGGATTTCTTTAATCCTGGTAACCCCAAGGTCTTTTATGACATCCACAAACTCTTTTCCGGCAAACCCATAATTCCGTTTTACAAACTCCGCCACCTGACCAGGGCTGGTAAATACATTCGCACCACATTCAAGCTCCAGGATACGGTTGATTGCACCGCCCTGGGTTACATATGAGCTCAGGGGCCGTTCCCCATTTGTTAAGATACAATTCTTCCAGTGGTTCTCTCGGTTCAGCCCCAGCTCCTTGTTGGAACGGGTCTTTCCTTTTCCGGAGCACAGGTCATACACCAAGCCCTCAAAGTTATCTTCAATCTTCCGGTTCTTTTTGGATGAGTCGTCCAGTATAAGAGGCAGGTTATTAAGAAGGTCACAGATGGCCTCCAGGCCTACCTCTGTCCCCTTATAATCCTTTATATAAGCACTCTCGTCCGGATTGGCCCATATGGAAGCCGCTACCATGGTTGCCACACTTTTTCCGCCTTCCGATTCGCCCCAAAGGTCTACAAAATACGGCAGACCGCCCAATGGATAAACTAAAACACTGGAAAAAGAAGCTGCCAGCATAAATTTAATTTCTATCCGGCCAGACTTTCGGAGCCCTGATATATACTCATACCATCGGTTCCGGTTTCCCACCTGCGTGACGCTTTCCGATATCTGACGAAATTTCGCATCCCCATCAAATACAATATCGCTATCATAGGGCAGGAACCCGCCCCGTATCCACCCCAGTTTGGATGTGGAATACTGCACTGCGATGTGTTCCTCGTTTGCGTTCTCCACATCCGCCAGGTACCGCACCAGGTATTTTGCGTTCTCGCTGGTGACCGCTATCCCACGGCCTGACAGGCTCACTATCTTATTGGCGGACGTAACCATGGTCTTAGGCACAATGATTTCGTCCCAACGCCCGTTGCGTTTGTAGGCCAGCTTTATCTGCTCCTCCCCAGTCTCCAGGTTCTTCAGCCGCTCAATGGGCAGGATTGGATGGTAGCAGGCCAGGATGTCCGTGTATCCCGTGGTGGGATTCCGAAGAAATATCCCTCCCTCGCCGGCAATCCACTCCTTACACTGCATCCGGTCATAGGGTCCATCAAAATTGGTCCATTGCTCCAGCGTGCAGGGCTGGTTTTTCTTATCACGTTCCCGGCGCCGCATCTCCCGCTCCACACGTTTATAGGCCTTGACCAGTTCCTGGAACTTCTTTTTCACCCCCAGCTCTCCGGCCCGGTCCTCCAGTGACAGCAGCAGCCTTGACTTGTACAGCTCGTCCTCCTGGTCAAACACTTCTGTCAGCACATCATCCGACAATACTGTTTCAGCCGTCAGCTCCTTCAACGGCACCATGCTACCACCTCGCTTCCAATCCGCTTAACTCCGCCTGCACATAGAGCTGATACTGCAGGGCATTGTAACAGTCACACCACACATCACTTAGCGGCTCTGAACGCTCCATATAGGCCCGGTAGACGCTTATGAGCCTGTTGTTCAGCCGGCGCTTCTCCCGTTCCCGGTCCGCCTCTTTCTGGCGCATCGAGCGCTGTTTCTGCGCCCGGTAAACCGCCAGCCGGCTGGAAAATGTCGGCTTCTGATATTCCCCGCCAAGGCTCATGAATGCCTCCTTGAAGGAGACCTCATCCATCCTCATGATAAAATCAAAGATATCACCATGCGCGCCGCAGGCATGGCAATGGAAGTCCCGGTCATATACCTTAAGGGATGGTTCCCGGTCTCCGCCATGGAAGGGACAGTGGATGAAGCCGGCACGGTTGGGCTGGAACCCATACCGCTCCACCACATTCCTCATGCTGTATGTTGCCTTAATTTCCTCACTGGTCATGGCAATCACCGCCCAGCAGCTCTATGATCCGTTTCCCAGTGTCCTTCTTCTCGCAGAACAGGAACCGGCAGCCATACTTGCGTTCAAATGTGCATAGAATTTTATAAAGCTTATCCCCGGTTGTAGCCTTCGTCTCCCGCTCCATCCATCTGCCTGTATGCGGATCCTTATATCGTTCTACCCGTCTGGGATTCCTCCACCATATCACATCCTCCAGGCATTCAATCCCCCGGCCGTGTTCACACAGAATGATGATTTCAATTCCATGTTCCCTGGCCCGCAGAATTTCATCGCGGAACCGGTTATGCCCCTGGCAGACGTTCCCGCACAGCTCCGTCAGGTCCTGTTTCCGGTCTATAATCAAACGGGGGTTATCATAGTTCATATAATCCCCGACATATAACTTTGATACGAAATGGTCCACACCCTGGCGGTCAAACTCCGCCACAATCTTCTGGATGGCCCGGGCCTTCTCGCGGCTGTCAATCTGTATATTCAAGCAATCACCTCTGTCTAATTAAACGGCAGTCCTTCGTCCTCCACTCCATCAGGAATGTTCATAAACCCATCGCCAATCGCACCGACAGGGGCCTGTCTCTGAGACGGAGCTGCCTGCGTATAGCCGCTGCCTGTATCAGATGATACGTTCCTGCTGTCTGCGAATTCCTGGTCATCCAGAATGACATCTGCGGTATATACTTTATGGCCCTCTTTATTCACATAGCTGCCTGTCTGAAGCCTTCCGGAAACAAGGACACGCATTCCCTGACGGAAATACTTCTCCGCAAACTCCCCGGCCCTGTCAAATGCAACGCAGTTAATAAAATCTGCCGCCTGATCGTTGTCCTGGTTCCTGCGTCCTCTCCGGTCCACTGCCAGCGTATACTTCGCAATCGTCATGGAGCGCTCGCCCTGCGAATATCTGATTTCCGGATCCCGGGTCAGCCTTCCCATAAGAATCACTCTATTCATTTTTCGATTCCTCCGACTCCTTTTTCTTGTATAGTTCCAGTTTTCCCATACAGTCCTTGTACTGGACCACGTTCATTTCCGCTATATCCTTAATACTGTACATCTTAAGGATCTTCTCCATTTTTAATCCCTTGGCACTGTATTTCTCCACCAGGGACTTCACAGACTCAATCATGGCCGGGGTTACTTTATCCACCCCTTCGTTCTGATCAGGCTGTGATGTGGATATTCCATTCTTTGCCCCTGCCGGCTTCTCAGTTTCCTGTTTTCCGGATGTCTTTGCGCTGCCCTTTGCGCCCTTGGTGGACGTCTGCCCTTTTCCGGCTGTATTATCCTGGTTGTCCGCATCCTTCACATCATCAATGCAGAACAGGCCATTCAGGGCATATTTCCTGGCATAGCTGCTGGTGCTCCCTGTCACCTGTGACACATCCATTCCCTTCTTTTCCTGTTCCTCCCTCGCATAGGCCGTGTTCTCCACGGTCTCGCCAGATTCACAGTCCACAAACCGGGCCGTGGCCCTGATGTAATACCGGTCCCCAATCATAACCAGCTCGTCTCCGACCACCAGCGCCGCCTTTACCTCCTGAAGGAGGGGCTTGGCCGCCTCCTGGATATCCTCACAGTTCCGGTAATAGTAGTTTCCGAACTTGTTATACTGGCTCTTAGGCGCTTTCAGTCCGGACTGGACATGCTGCAGTTTCTCATATACATTCATGTTCTACGCCTCCTTATCATATACAATCCGGTCCAGGCTCTGCATGATAATCAGGCTGGCAATCTGCTTCATTGACATCTGGCTTTCATTATATATTTCCACCAGGGCGTTATAGGCCTCCGGGGTCAGCTTAATGACCGGCTGACCTTCCTGTACCGGCTGTCGCTTTCTTGCTGGTATATGTATCTTTCCGTCATTCATTGTCTGTATCCCCTTTCTGTTCTTTTACCGGCAGGCGCAAAATGGTTTCCTTAATCTGATGAATTACTGAACGGGACTCCATATCCAAACAACCGGATTCAATCGCAATTATCTTTCCCAAAAGTTCCGTCCTGTCTATCAATATCTGCTTCATTCCTCCAGGAACACCTCCGCTTCTATCAGTGCCGTCTCCTCCAGCACCCAGTCATACATCTCCTTCTTCTCTGTACTGGCTGCCTCGCCTGCCCGGCGGGCCATCCGCTCCCGGAAGAGGAGCCAGAGATGATGGTACTTATCTTCCATGCTTACCCTCCTTCCCGGCCATAATCTCATCAATATGTTCCAGCATGTATGTGTTCGCCCCATCCCGGAAGGCTTCCATGAATTTCCCCATGGCCTTACAAGCCCCCTTCGGCTGCTCATCATTCAGTTTGATTAACATATCCTTGACGGACCGGGCCAGTATAGTCACAGCGTCCCGGCGGCTCATCTTATCAGCAAGAGAAATGTTCTGTATGCAGTATTCCGTACCAATCAGCGATTCCTCCGTCTGTTTCACCGCAATAACAAACACTGCATTGCTTTCACTAATCCGGATTTCCTTCAGGCTCCCTTCAAAATCATGACTGATTATTCCTTTTATCATCTTGCAATCTCCTTTTAAATCCCTTATACTAAGGGTGAGCTAAACTATTTGTCCATGGGCCTCTTGCGGTTGCCGCCGCTGGGGTCCATCTTCATTTCTTCCAATATCTCATTACTTGCTGCCTCGGCCCCCGCCTCAATCCTATCTGCGTTACCGGTCATAACGACACCAGATTGGACCATGGCCTGTATGATGATACCTTTAATAACTTGTCTCTGTATTATCCTCATCTCCTCTCACAGTCTCACGCCCATGGCCGCCGCCATGACCACGATAGATACCATCCACATCCCCAGCAGCCAGATAACCGCCGATACAATCCATTTAGCTGCCATCATGATTGGGCCGTCTCGGCGTCTCCTGCGCTGTCGGAAGGTCACCATACGCCTGTGCCCCATGATATTGGTCATCACCGCGGTAGCCGGCCCCACAAAATCCACACGCCAGCCAGGATACTGGACCGCTGCTCTGGCGCGGATGCGATGCTCCGCAAATGTTTTAGCTCTCATTGGCTTGTCTCTCCTTTCTATGCTTGTCCTCCATGGCCGCCCTTAGGCGGTCTTTCTCTTCCTCCGAAATCCCAGTGGAAGCATCAGATTGTCCTGCAGCGCATAGGCAATGCGCCGTTTTTCTTCATCCGTCAGTGATTCCATTGGAACATCCTGGCCATCAATTTCTATGTATTTGAATACTTTTAATTTCTGCACTATCACCACCCCTCCCTGATAGATTGTATGCGGTACCGGTTGTACTTGTTTCCTTCCTCTCATAGTCCTTGCACGGATACCACCGTGTCCGTTCTGGGCACTGGCTATGCCGGCGGGTCTTGCATGTCGCGTTGATATGTACTGCCTCCCTCGTTGCGTTTTATCCCCCTCCTTGGTATACTGTACTTACAGGCGTTGCAGCGCCGAGTACAATTAAAAGGTAGGTTGCTACATATGAAAAACTGTTTTATTGTTTGCCCCATCGGAAATGAAGACACCGAAACTCGTAAACGTTCAGATTCTCTTTATAAACATGTTATCTTACCCGTATGTAAAGAAACAGGTTTTGAAGCAATTCGTATTGACAAAGAGAATACCACTGGCTCCATAACCGAAGAAATTTTCAAACATCTTAATGAGGATGATTTAGTTATTGCTGATTTAACTGAAAATAATCCGAACGCATTTTATGAGATGGGGTACAGGTCTGCTTTGAATAAGCCATCAATACATCTCATGACTAAAGATTCCACAATACCATTTGATGTTTCTGCCATCCGTTCCTTCTCATACGATTTGTCTGACTTAGATTCCGTAGAAGAAGTAAAAGGCCGTTTGATTCAGACAATCAGCAGTATGAATTTTGACCAGGCTTTATCTGAGCATGAGTCACCCACGACTAATAGCCTAATCAACACTCAATTGCTACAGGAAGTTTATAAAATACAAGATAGCATTGCCAAACTAAGTGAAACCATCGAAGCAAAAGATTCCGTTGCTGTTTCTGTATTGGCTGACAAACTAGCAAGTACAAATACAAAAACTGCTGATACTGTTTTGATGGAAACTTTATTGCCTAAATTTTTAGAAAATCCAGAGCAGATGCTCAAGTTAGCTGAATTTGCAAATAAGTTTCCCTCTAAAAAATAGCATCTTTTGCACTCTGATATAATGTATCGAGGAAATCCGATAAATTTTCCTTTTTAAGCTCTGGAGAGACATTTTTTAGGTGAATTTCTACCGAAAGTGTCTCTCCGCTTTTATCAAAAGTCAGTGACTTCTGTATACCCTTACATGTTTTTTCCTCCATCCTCTCTCACCTCCTTTTTTATATAAGCTCACGTTTCGTGTTCTTTTTCATTAAAAAAAATATACGGAACACTCTTCTTATAATACCTCGCTATACGCGCCTTTGTAGGGTCTCTCGGTACCCTCTTTCCCGCTTCGTACATTGCCAATGCCGATTTACTTATATCTAATGCATTCGCAACTTCTTCCTGTGTTCTTTTTCCTCGAAGCGCAATTAGTTTTTCGGCCATTGCCATCACATCCAATTCCAAGTTATCACCTCCAATCGTACACGTTTTGTGTACGATTACACTATACACGATACGTGAGCGATTGTCAATCACTTTTTGTGAATATTTATATTGATTTTTGTTCACGCATTGTGTATAATTAAAACTACAGAAAGGGGTGACCAAATGGCCTCATTTAAGGAGATGTTAAAATACTTACGAGTCAGAGACAATTTATCGCAAGCTGAATTGGCTGATAAACTAGGTGTTGCCAAATCAACAATAAGTATGTATGAAGTTGGAAAACGTGAGCCAGATTTTGAAACATTAGAAGCAATAGCAGATTTCTTTAACGTGGATATGAATTTTTTGTTAGGGAAGGACGGGTCAGAGAATGACCATTACTACCTCAATGATGAAACCCGCGAGATAGCCCAGGAGGTTTTTGAGAATCCGGATATGCGCACCCTGTTTAAGGTGGCCCGTGATATCCCTCCGGAGCGTCTTAAGGCTCATATTGAGTTTATGAAAAGCCTTAAAGAGCAAGAAAACAAGCACAACGATGAGGGTTGCTAACATGAATAATCCATTATTAACTGAGGCCATCGGCGTATACCTTATAGATATGGACACCGCTGTGGAAGAACAGGTTAATTATAACGAGGATGGAAGCTTCTCTATTTTTGTCAACGCCCGGCTTAGCTGTAAACAGCAGATGGTTGCTTATCAGCATGCACTTATGCATATCGTACAAGCTGATTTCAGCAAAGAATGTGCAGATACAATAGAGAGCGCAATGTGATTAAATAGCCCATGGCTTTTAATATAAAACAAATGAAGAGAGGAATATGAATATGATTTGTCCACACTGCAATGAAGAAATTCCTGACGATAGCATCTTCTGTTCATCGTGCGGTAAACGTTTAGAACCTTCTCCCGCCGAAGTCATCCCGTCAGATACTATCGTATGTCCTAATTGTGGAGCTTATAATTCAAAGGATTCTAATTTTTGCTCCAATTGCCGCACTCCACTTTCTCAAACAGCACTAACGAATCTGAAAGAGCAAAGTGAACTTCAATTACAGCAAGCACAATTAAAAATGCAAGCCATGGCTTTAAAAGCACAGCAAGAACAACTCCAGCTTCAGCAACAACAATATTCGTCAATGGCTAGATGCCCTCGTTGCGGCTCTACATCATTATCAGGAAATAAAAAAGGCTTTGGTATTGGAAAAGCTGTTGTTGGCGCAGCATTAGTTGGGCCACTCGGTTTAGTCGCTGGTAATATTGGAGCAAAGAAAGTACAGGTTACCTGCTTGAAATGCGGTAAAAAATTCAAAATATAGGAGGGTATGAAAATGTATTGTAGAAAATGCGGATTTCAATTTGAAGGGAAATTCTGTCCCAAATGTGGAGAACCGATAACATCTACGTCTGCAGAAGAATCTGCACAAAAACCTTTAGCAGGTAGATTAGATGTTAACGGAGCTGAAACTCCAACCATTAAACCACCGTTTTATTCACAGACCTGGTTTATCGTATTAATGATGTTTTGTTGTTGTTTTCCTGTTGGTTTATTTCTTATGTGGAAATTTAAAAAGTTCAATAAACCTGTGAGAATTATACTTACTGTGCTTTTCGCACTTGGTATCATAGTGGCAATAACAAACAGTGGTAATTCCTCTACTGAAAAAAGCACACCTTCTGTTTCCAAAGAAACTGAAGTAAATAATATAACCGATTCACAACCGACTGAAACCGAAAAAGAAACTGAAAGTACAGCTGTTGATAATCGTGACGCTGCTACCGAAGCAGATAAGCAGATTTACGATATAATAATGTCTGCAGAAGCAGATTATCAAACTCTCACCAAAATAATAAGTACTGATGGCGTGTCTATGGTGGATTTATATGATGCATCTAAGACAGCTGAAAATAATTTTAGAATATATTGGGGCAATATTGATTCTGTTAAATGTGATGGTATAAAGGAATATAAAAAGGCGGCTAAAGATTATATTCTCAATATGCAATCCATTGCATCCTCAACGAAAAAATATGTAGATAAACAAAAAATCCAAGATTTATCTGATGCAAAAGCAGGTATAGAAAACTCAACTAATTATGCAATACTAGTTGTTGGAGCACGCTTAGAATTTTTAACTTCGTCCGGATTTAGTGATGACGAGGCAATGCAAATTATAGCCCCTGAGTCTGAGGCCGTGACAGAATAACTAAATCTCTATACATAGTAAATAAATAATAAATCCCCAGGAGCTGCAAACTCCCACGCTCCTGGGGCCACTCATCTTGACAAAAATATATTTACCCGGGCAGCCGGGAGGGCGTGCGTGCCATTCGTTCTGAGTCTTGACAGGAAGGATGGTTGCTTATGAGTACATATGAGGAATTTCAGATTATATTAGGCGTTGCCTTGTTAATCGTTGCAATCCTGAACATGAAAAATAAGTAAGCCGCCCTGCTCCTTGGCCGGATGGGCGACTTACTAAAGTTGTTATAATTCGCCAGGACGGATAGGCTTAATCTATCTCCCGGCTGTCTTGTTAAGTATATTATACCAAATATACGAAAATTGTCAAATGTGAAAAGCGGCCCTGTTACCAGCAGGAACCGCCCTCACATAGTTTTCTCTTACCGGATCGCCCCAGCAAGATATAATTAATTACCTTAAGCAAGTAAATTATATCATTCCTGGAGCGTCCTGGCAAGGGGCGTATTTTTTATACCCTTTTTTCAAAGCTCACCAAAATCTTACAGGCTGTAATATGGGTTATAATACAGGCCAAAATGTGGATTGAAACATCCCCCAAACTCATATACATGATAGGAACAGGAGATGATATAATGCCAGCAACACCACTAGAAATCGGCGCCGCCTACGTCCGTGTCAGCACAGACGATCAGACGGAGCTGTCTCCGGATGCCCAGATACGCGTCATCATGGACGCTGCCAAGGCGGACGGTTTTATAATTCCCAAAGAATACATATTTATTGAGAAGAAAGGAATCTCCGGCCGCAAAGCAGATAACCGGCCAGAGTTCCAGCGCATGATAGCCATTGCCAAATCACAGAAGCCGGCCCCATTTAAGCGGCTCTATCTCTGGAAGTTCTCCCGGTTCGCCAGAAACCAGGAGGAAAGCACCTTCTACAAAGGTATCCTGAGAAAAAAATGTGATGTAGAAATCAAGAGCGTATCGGAACCCATCATGGAAGGCATGTTTGGCCGGCTAATCGAAACCATAATAGAATGGTTTGACGAATATTATTCCATCAACCTCTCCGGCGAGGTGTTGCGCGGTATGACGGAAAAGGCCCTCCGCGAAGGCTATCAGGCCACCCCCTGCCTCGGCTACCGTGCTGTCGGGGAAGGCAAGCCTTTCGCCGTGGAAGAAAAATCATATGCCATCGTTGAATATATTTTCCAGACCTACCATAGCGGGAAGGATATGACCGCCACGGCCAGGGCTGCCAATGCCAGAGGATACCGGACCCGCCGCGGCAACCTATTCGACCGCCGGGGCATTAACCGGATTCTTGCCAACCGCTTTTATATTGGCGAGGTCATATGGAACGGGTATTCCTTCCAGGGCACCCACGAGGTACGTTCCTCCGTCACCTCCCTATTTGACGATGTTCAGAAGCGGATTGAAAAGCAATACCGGCCCCAGAAACGCCGGGAGGTTTCCAACAATGTCCACTGGCTTTCCGGTCTGCTCAAATGCAGCATATGCGGCGGCAGCCTTGGCTACAATCGTTCCAATGACCAGAAGAAGCGGCCTGACTTCTTCCAGTGCTGGAAGTATGCAAAGGGGATGCATCCGGGTTCCTGCTGCCTGGCCGTACACCTGGCGGAAAAAGCTGTGATTGAATCTCTGGAGGAAGTCCTTGAAACAAATGAACTGGAATATGAATACATCCAAAAAACCGATGATGCTGTAAACGCAGAAGAAATCGCCATTCAGGAGGCCCTTGCCCGCTTAGAAGTCAAGGAGCGGCGTATCAGGGAAGCTTACGAGAATGAAATTGACACCCTGGAGGAATATAAGCAGAATAAGCTCCGTCTGAAGGCTGAAAGGGAAGAACTCATGGCTGATGCCGAAAGACTCCGCAGGCAGGCTGAACAGTCTCCTGCCAAGGTTCCAAGCAAGGAAGATATCATGCGCCAGATTGCACATGTGCATGAGATTCTGGCAGACCCAAATATCAGTTATGAGATAAAAGGAAATGCCCTCCGCAAGATAGTCAAAGAGATTGTTTTTGACCGCGGCAAAGGGCATTTACATATTCATTTTTATATATCATAG